CAGAACCTTGTCGTGATGAAAGCGGCGCAGATTGGAATGACAACCTGCGAAATGTTGAAGAGTCATTTTGATGCCAAAAGATATAACATAGACCAAATCTACACTTTACCGACAGATGGCGATGTGCGGGTAATGGTTGGCGGAAAGACTAATCGTCTCATTGCAAACAATCCTTGCATGCTCAAGGATGTGAACGATAAGGACTCGGTGGAAAGTAAAAAAGTGGGAGATGCGATGATATATTACAGAGGAACTTGGAGCAAGAAAGCCGCCATGATGACTCCAGCAGACAGGTTGATCCACGATGAGTTGGATGCAAGCAAGCTGGATGTTGTCGCTGACTATCAAGCCCGTCTGCAACACTCCAATCTGAAACAAACCCATGTCTTCTCCCACCCTTCGCTTCCTGAAACTGGCGTGCATAACTGGTGGCTTGCGTCAGACCAAAAGCACTGGTTCGTCCAATGTCCTCACTGCAACCACTGGCAATACCTATCGTGGAACACGGAAGAACCGAAGAAGATGTCCATAGACCTTGAAAAGAAAATATTTATATGCAAAAAATGCCGAAAAAAATTAACAAACTATGTGAGACGAGAAGGTCAATGGGTGGCGAAACATCCTGACAGACCCATATCGGGATACTGGGTGCCACTGCTTATTGCCCCGTGGATTTCCGCCGAATACATAGTTGATAAATACCAAAACAAAGACACCACGCCCGAGTTCTTTTATACCAAAATACTCGGACTGCCATACGCTGACGGCTCATCAAAACTGCTACGCAACAGCTTCTTCCAAAACCTGACTGGTAAGATATGGGCGCCCGATACTGACGAACGTATTGTAATGGGTATAGACACTGGGCTTCGTTTGGACTATGTGCTGGGAAATAGACAAGGATTATTCTTTCAAGGCGATTGCGCTGATTATAAAGCTCTTGATGACATAATGGAACGTTGGTCAAGGTGCATAGCATTCATTGACGCAGGTGGCGACCTGATTGGTTCCCGGGCATTCGCCGAACGCTGGGTAGGCAGAGTGTTCCTTGTCTATTTCGTGGGCGACCGCAACCAAGAAGAAATCTTCACATTCGGCAAAGGTGATGACCACAGGACGGTCAAAGTGGAACGCAATCGAGGCATACAGCTTGTGATAGATGAGTTTCGTAATAAGCGCATTGCTGTTCATGGGACTGAAGAAGACTGGTATTCCTATTGGCTTGACTGGAACAATTTATCAAAACTAAAAGTGTTAGACCCCGATACCAATGTCGTTAAAGGTTATAAGTGGACGCGGAGCGGTCGCGACCATTTAGCTCTCGCCTCGGTCGCGTGGAGGGCTGGTATGAGCCGTTTTGCGGGTATGGGAATGATTGTAGAGCCGACGGAGGAAAGAAAACCCAACAGCTACGAAATAAATCCCGACCAGACGATGGATTTTGACCCCAAGAAAATGTTTGACAAGCAATTTGATGAAATGGAATTAGAAGATGAGGACGATTGGAGAAGTAGCTAAATTCATCTTTTGAATACCACCTTTTGTAGGTACATCAAGGGTATGGACAAATTGTCCATACCCTTGAGTCCATAAATTATGAAAACGGGACAAAAAAGAATGAGTGAAAGTGAGATACAAAAATGCGTAAAGCTACGGATCGCTGGTCATTCATTTACGGAGATAGGATTACTCTTCGGAAAAGACCATACCACGATAATCTATCACTGCCGAAAAGCTGGGTTATTGGGGGAGAGAAAGGAGAGAAAGGAGAGAAAGGAGAGAGTTCTGAATAAATTAAAACAGAAACCAAAAACGCAGTTGATTAAAGACGATGATAAAATCATAAATCCCAGCAAGAGTTACGAAGATTATGTCGCTGAGGAAAAAAATCGGAAGTGGAAAAAGCGAAGCGATATTGCTCAACAGTTTTAGTTATCCACAATTACTTGACTTTTATTTCATAGCGAATATAATGGGGGTATGTTGCATAAGAATAAGACAATTGCATATTGTAAAGTTTTGTGCCAGAATATGCATCTGTCTTATGCAACAGACAGCAAAGCCACCGACCTATTTAATTAGGGGGTGGTTTTTCTGTTGTCTAAAAAAGAGACTGAACCTTGCTGTTAGGGGGTCAAGTAAAACATCCTCTAGTAAACCCAACTTTCAATAGGGTATATATGAGAATACACGGGAAACAAGTTCCTTTCGCCCGTTCAAAATGTTAAATCATTTTCCTCTTGCCGTGTCGTTTGATATATATCTTATTTTAAGAAATACTTTCTCTAAAACAATCATTCTTTTAATTACCTATTCAAAGGTAAAAGGGGGTGTTAGTTATCCACATAGATAGTATTGACAAGAAAAAAAGAATATACTGGAAATAATGAACGAAACTGACCCAAACACAGCGGGCTATAATTCTCTTGGCGATGGAATAAATAAAATCTCCAAATCTTTAGACTCCGAAAATAAAGAAGGCATCGTTTCTGAGAAACTACCAGAGCTTACGCTTGATATGTCCGATGAGGACATAGTCAAACTGGCGGACAAGTGGGAAAAAGAATGGAAAGATTCGCCTGTAAAATCCGAATGGGAAAGACAAATTGAAGAAAACGAAAAATACTGGCTCGGAAAACAATTTGAAGGTCCAAGAGTTGATAAACAAAGAGCGATGGTGGATAATCTCATCTTTGAATCCCTTGAAACATTTCTGCCCCAAGCGACTCGTCGTAATCCCGACCCTCTTATCACATTGGACGCTACTGAAGAATCAAACCCTGTAAAAGAAAAATTCGTTGAGAAAGTAAAGAATCGTCTTGCCGACCTCGCGGACAAAAACAAAATACGGTTGAAACTAAAAAAAGGCGCGCGACACTGGGCTATTTATCAGCTTGGTGTTTCAAAGTTCGGCTGGGACTTAGATAACGACATCCCAACTAATCGCATTGTTCGCCCAAAGAAAATAATCCTTGACCCTAGCGCAACCATTGACGAGGACGGCTACACTGGCAATCGCATAGGCGAATACCGAAAACTTGAAGCAAGCAAAATCTTAAACATCATCGGACAGAGAGATGACGAGCTAGACCCTGAAAACGGCAAGGTCATAAAAAAAGGCAATGGCGAAGCAATCACTAAACTGAAAGAAAAAGTAAAAGAAGACCTAGCGACTGAAATCCAATTCATTGAATGGTGGACTCCGACCTATATGTGCTGGAAGTTTGAAAAAACAATACTTCTCAAAAAGAAAAATCCGCACTGGAATTACGATAAGACAGAGACACCCGAAGTAACCGACCTTGCTTCCGAAGGCGTTTCAGTTGACGACTATGGCAATGCAACGGCTGAACCAGTTGAAACAAAAGGCATCAACCATTTCAATGTGCCAAAGATGCCATATTCGTTCCTTTCGGTCTTTAATCTTGGCGACCAGCCAATGGATAAGACCTCTCTCATCGGACAGAACCTCGCCAATCAAGACAGAATAAATAAAAGAGATAAACAAATAGACAAAAACGCCGACCGAATGAATGGCGGTCTTGTGGTCTCTCTCGCCCGAGCGGGATTGACAAAAGAACAAGCAAGTGGTGTCACCCGAGCGTTGCGCAAAGGCGGCGTTGTCTGTATTCCCGACGGCTCTCCACGCGAAGCGATTGACCAATACAACCCTGTCGGACTGCCAGCCGATGTGTTCAACGACCGAAATGACACTAGAGTGCGAATGCGAGATATTTTCGGTGTAAGCGGTTCATCTCAAGCCGGGCTAAAAGGCGAGGAAACAGTCCGAGGCAAGATAATGAGCCGAGGTCTTGACACTGACCGCATCGGTGGCGGTGTTACTGAATATTTAGAGCAATGGGCTGACGATTGGTATAACTGGTATTTGCAACTGCTCTATGTCTATGATAAAGATTTTCAATTCATCGAAGGCGCAATACCGCCCAAAGTTATTGTTTCCGTCAAAGAAGGCTCCCTATTGCCAAAGGACAGCACCTCAATCGCCAACCAAGCCCTAGAACTCGCGGGAATGAATCGCATATCAAACATAGACCTCTATGAGCGGCTTGAATGGCCGAACGCAAAGGAAGTGGCCGCGAATGTTTGGCTTGAACAAAACGCTCCTCAACTTCTCTTCAAAGACAACCCATTAGTGCAAGAAGTTATCGCTATGCAACAACAAGCGGCGCAAGCAGAACAGCAAGGAATACAAGAAGAAGACCAAGCTAAAAAAGATGCAGACCGACTGGCTATGGAACGCAAAGGCGCCATAGACATTGAAAAAGAAATAATCCGAGGCGAAAACAAAAGGTCGATGTTAAAAGAAGTTCCCATCAAGGGCGGGTAAAAATAAAATAGTTATCCACATATTAGCAGTTTAATTGAAAATATAATATAATGACAGAAAATACACAGACGGAGGAAAAGTCAGATGTAAATCTAGACAATTCCAAAGAGAAGGACAACTCTGCCGATTCGTCAACGGAAACAACCGACACTAACTCGACTGATGAATCGTCTGAACAGAATAAAAATCAGACGGAAACTAAAAAAGATAGTGAAAACTTAGCGGATCATCCTCGCTGGAAAGAACGGGAGAATGATTGGACTAAGCGCTTCAACGAACAAGAAACTCGACACACTCAAGAAATTGAGACTATCCGAAAGGATATCGAGACTAGGTTTGAAAAGAAGCGGGAGGATTTAGCCGATGCTGATGTCCCTGAATGGTTTGGAGGCGATGCTAAAGCATGGGCGCAATATAAAGCCCACGAAGACGCTCGACTTACCCAAGCGGAGAATAACGCTATCAAACGGCTAGAGGAAAAGGCGGAAAAACAGCAGAAGGCAATCGATGAGGCGACTGGTTACTTCAATGATGAAGTAAAAGCCCTCGAATCCGATAAGGAACTAAATCCCGAAGGAAAAGTCGATCGCAACAAGCTCCTCAAGTTCACGATGGACAACGATCTTGTAGATAGTAAGGGGCGTTGGAATTACAAAGCGGCCTTCAAACTAATGAAAGCTGGCGTAACCAATGCCAAAAACAACTCTACCGAGGAAAAGAAAAAGATCGCCGCCGCCACAACCTCTGAAAAGACAGCAGAAACGAAAGCGTCAAATGTGAAAACCAGCGCGGACTTTAAAGGAAAGAGCTGGGGTTCACTCTAAAACATTATTAATTTAATTAAAAATTGCCATTGACTATTTAAAAAGTAGTCCTTGACAATCTTACAATAACTTGACTGAACTTTATGGACAGAGAATCCAAACCACAGTGAAGGAGAAATATTTACCTTTTGTGGTCGATCAGATTCTAGACTCCAATGTTTTGTTCCAGCGAATAGTTCGCGGAGCAAAAAAGTGGAGCGGTAGGGTGCTTCGCGCTCCTATCAAAGTGTCCAAGAATACTACCGGTCAATCATTCCGTGGCTTTGATACATTTTCAACCGCCGCGACTGATAACCGACAATTTCTTGAATACACTCCGAGTTTCTATCAAATTACAGTCGCTTTGCCAGGTGATGAGCTTTCAGTAGCTGATACCGAGGACAAAGTGCTTGATTTGATGAGACTCACAATCCAGTCCGATTCGGAAGATATGGCCGACGACCTTGGCACGATCTTCTATGGTGATGGGACTGGCAACGGCTCTAAAGACCCATTAGGTCTTGCGGCATTGGTTGACAACGGGGATTCCGTTGCAACACTCGGTGGACTTTCACGGGCAACTTATACGACTCTTAAGTCAACGGTTACCGCGTCAGGCGGGACTCTTACCCTCGCAAAGATAGATACCCTGTTCGCGGCTGTAACCTCTGGCGCCCAAAAGCCGACTGCGGTGTTCACGACTGAAACAGTCTTTAACCTCTATGGTCAATTGCTTCGACCGCAAGAGAGAATCAATAAGGAAGCAAGCAAAATGAAAGGCGGCTTGTTTGGTTCAACTGGCTTCACATCCCTTGATTACGCTGGTCGTCCAGTGATTATGGACGAGAAATGCACCTCTGGCGCGTTCATCGCCCTTAACGAAAATTTCGTTGACTGGTACGCTCTTCCATACAAAGGAGCAAGTCCAGTGAGCTATAAGTCGCAGATTGAAGGAAACGATTACGATGCTCCTGTCGGTCTTGGATTTAGTTGGTCTGATTGGATAATTCCATCCAATGCGGCCGCTCAAGTCGGACACATTTACTTCGGGGGTCAATTCATTACGACTAATCCGAAGAGACACGGAAAATTAACAGGCGTAACGGGTATTTAGTCTAATACCTTGTTTCACTCTTTACGGTGAGCTAATGACTACATCAGAGAGTTAAATGATAAAAACAATATGAGTTCAAAACTTAGAGATTACGTTCCAGCTCTTAAATACGGAGCAAAAATCTATCCGCAAGATATTGCGGGATTGATTGGTCTTCCGTATGTCGGCAACATATTTTATGTTGACCCGAGCGGTGGAGACGATGATGGTGGAGGTTCTTCAGTTGAAGATGCCTTCAAAACAGTCGGTGAAGCCGAAGACCATACAACCGGTAGCCAGCACGATGTTGTCGTGATTGTGCCTACTGGTGGCACTGGCAGAACATCTGAAACCCTTGATATTGCGTGGGACAAGCGTTTTACTCACTTGGTGGGTAGCGCCGCGCCAACAGCGCAAGACGCGCGGGCAGGTATCGGATTCGCGGCAGGCAGTTCATTGATTATTTCCGAGAATGGGTGTCTATTCAAAACACTCACACTCTTCAGTTCTGCTGATATTGACGAAACAGTATCAGTATCTGGGGATTACAACTCCTTCTTAGGGGTTGACTTCAAGGGAACATCCAATGCCACCTCTGCGGACTCCACTCCTTGGCGAGCGCTTAATCTTAACGGCGCGCAAGAGAATTACTTTGGTGGATGCACATTCGGTGGAGATACCTATACCCGAGGCGTAGCAAACGCTACGGTTGAGTTTGAAAGCGCTTGTTCGAGAAATGTGTTTGATGATTGCAGATTTATAATGCACGCAGATACTGTAGAAACACAGCTTCATGTTCTCTATACAGGAACTAACGCAGTAGACCGATGGACAGAGTTCAAAGATTGCTTATTTTATGCCTTCTATACGAATAAAACGGCAAAAGTTAATGCGGTCTTTGATATTTCCGCCCAAACAGCGACAACTGACATCTTTATGACAGGAAATAACCTCGCCGTAGGATTTGATGATTGGGAGCCAACCGCGGCCAGTGGGGACATCTACTTCATACCAGCAGGTCAAGATACGACTCCTGGCACACTGGTGGGTATTGGTATCAACAATGTTACCTAAAGGGTCGAGTATTATTATAATTTTAACTTCAAAAATCTATGACTACTTCATTATCAGGACCCGCTCAAATCGCCGCGCAAGGCGTATTGATATCGTCCGCAGATCAGCTTCATGTTCTTGGCACCTATATGGAAACCAATGACGGAAGAGGATTCCGTTATTCCAAAATAGGAGCCACAGCCACAGTTGCAGGCAAGGTGTATCAAGGTAAAGCCCTTGATGCCACCAACGACCAACCATCGGGCGGTCACGCGGTAGCGGCGGCGGCTATTGACGATACTGCGGTCGTTACCACAGCAACTCTTACAGTTACGGCAGATGAGTTTGCTGGCGGTTATCTATCGGTCGCAGTTACTCCAGGAGAAGGATACACTTACAGAATCAAGGGTCACTTAGCGGCAACAACCGCTGTGGTTACCATGAATTTGGAAGACCCAATTCAGGTAGCTTTGACTACTGCTTCAAGGGTTATCTGGGTAGCGCATCCATATTCTGGTCTTACAATAGAGCCGGGCACGCCAACTGCGAATATCGCGGGGGTAGCCACTCACATTATTACGGCATCGGAGTATGGTTGGATTCAGACAAGAGGCGCTTGCTCGGTTCTCTTCACGGGAACTGGTGTGGCAGGCAAAGCAGTTGGTTCACTATCAAGTGGAACTTCCGGCTCTACCGCTCCGGCTATTGCGGCAACCAATATCATTGGTTACCACATGGCGACAGGTATCTCAACAGAATACGCGCTCGTGTACTTAACATTAGGTTAAGAAAAATCCTCGCTTCACTCTGACCATATTCGTCAATTGGCGAAATTGGTCAGCGATGAGGCGAGGAAACAAAAGACCTACGGAATAAATAATCTGGAATCGTAGGAGCCAGTTGGGGATTAAATAGTTAGATGATTCCCCCTCTAACAATAAAATTTATGTCAGAAACCGCATTATTTACAAACTTTACGAATCAGGAATTTATCGGATATTGGGACGGCAAGCCTAGAAAGTTTGCCCCCGGTCAATCCATGTACTTACCTGACTCTCTTGCCCAGCACTACGCAGCCACGCTTACTAATCGCGAATTATTGAGAACGGATAGCAACGGAACTCTTATTTACAAAGATGGCGAGAAAATGACATCGCCCAAGAAACCCGAAGAGGTGCCATTGTATATGGAACTCTTCAACAAGGCATACGCGCCCGTTGAAGATAAAACCCCTGAAAAGAAAAGCGACCTTGACACAGAGATTGATGTGTTAAATAGAAACAAGATAAAAGAATTATCCGATAAGGAAAAAAAACAAGACCCTAAAAAACCGCAAGTAATCTTGCCACCAGACTTTGACGAAGATGATGACGAATCTTCCTTTGAGGGCAAACCAAAGGAGCCAGTCGAAAAGGAAGACAATTAAAAATTTAATCTAAAAATATGGCTATAATTGCAGCATCATTTTTTCGAGATGCAAACAGTGTGCCAATCACTACTGATGGTCTCATTATATCTAAATCAATTGTATATGACGGCACCGCTGGTTTAGGCAACGCAAGTGAAACTATCACTCTTTTTACAGTAACAGGCGATGTTGTTGCGCATGTGTTTGGCGTGTGTTCCGAATCTCTTGTGGGCGCAACTACTCTTGAAATAGGAGTCGCTAGCGCTACCGCTGGACTTGTTGCTCAAACAACAGCAACGGATATAGATGCAAACATGGTATGGATAGACGCTTCCCCTGACGAGACACAGGCGCTTCCAGGCGCATTTATCCTGACAGGCGGCGCAGACATTATTGAAACAATCGGTAGCGCAGATGTGACCGATGGAACGATAAACCATTATTGCTTATGGCGTCCTTTAAGCCAGAATGCGAACATAGTTGCCGCTTAATTTATGAAACTTTTAGAGGCGGAACAAGTTAAAGAGGAAAAAAAGCAATCCGATCAGGATCGCATTAAGAGGGTTGCCAAATTAAATTATGAAGAAACTGAATCAGTAAAAAGAATTAATTTACTTCATGAACGTGAAAGATATGAAAAACAACGTCTGGCTGAGGAACTTGAACCCGGTCAAAAAAGACTGCAAGTCAAAAAAACAGTCTTATCGTTAGAAGTCGATGCGCTTGAAGCCAGAAAAAAAGAAGCCTTAAAGCCAGTTGAAGAACTTCGAGAGCAAGCCGATAGGGCGCTAAAAGATAATGAAGAATATCAAAAAACACTCATAAACCGCGACAAAATCCTCAGAGGAAAAGAGGAAACACTGGTGGAAAGAGTTGAAGAAGTTTCCGATCGCGAAGATGGTGTTGAGATATTGGAATCTAATCTAAAAGTAAGGGAAAAAGGCATTGTTGGGGCTGAATCTGAAATTAAACGATCCTCTAACGCGCTTGCCATCCAGTGGGTGGAATACCATAAGGAATCTACCGCAAAAATATCAGAAATCGAAATGCGAGAACGAGAGGTCAGAGCAGGGAAAAAATCCAATGAGGATTTTAGATCCACTCTAGATAACAGAGAATCCAATTTAATGAAGCCGGTTGAGGTTAAAATGCAGAAAGCGGAAAAAGCCATCGAAGAAAACAAAATAATTTCCATAAAACTAAAACAACAGCAAGACGAAGTTTCACAACAAGAAACTATCATCGCCAAGAGAGATACAGAATCAAAAAATAAGTCTCTTAATCTCGACAGTCGTGAAAAATTAGTTGTTAAAGATGAAGAAAGTATTAAAACTTTGCGCGCTGATATTAAAATAAAGGGTGAATTGCTAGAGAAAAATACAAAGAAAAAGTTAGAGGTCATTGATGTCGCAAATCGCATTCTCATCGAACGAGAAAATAAAGTAATGTCTGGGGAGAAAACGAATGAGCGCTTTCGTGTCCAGCTTTTGAAAATGCAAAAAGAATATTCTGACGCAAGTCAATTATTAAGAGTCAAAGAAGGAATTCTGGTTGAGCGTGAAATGGCAATTTTCAAAAAAGAGAACGCAACTAAAGCAACATTACATTCCATTGAAATATTGAAAAAGGAAGTCATCACTAAACTGGAAGATATTGATCTACGAATTAATAAGTTGTCCGCGCAGGAAAAGAATGTCAAAAAAATCGCTGACGAAATTGAAGAAAAACGCAAAAAATTTGAAAAGGAACTATCAGATAGAATTACAAAAGTTTCAAAACGAGAAAAAGAAGTTGAAGACGGTCGTCGAATTAATGAAGAATTTAAGAAATCGCTTGATCGTGTGACTGTAGAGCAAAAAGAGAAAGACCGACAGATTGGTGATCGTTATCGCACTCTTGGTCGAGCTATAGAAGAAGCTAAAAAAAATCATAATATAAAAATAACCCTATAAAACAATGGCCACAGAGAGAACAGCGAATAGTGTCCCTTCAACGCAAGTCAAAAGCAATGCGGCAGACGATGCGGATATTCTATTGTGGGGAGATCCGACCACTCATCGTCTGCTCGTAGATTCCAGTGGTGAGACCGAAGAAATAGGACACGGAGCAGTCGGCACAGTCATTGATTTAGTCACAACTGCTGGAGCGAGGGAGCAATTAGCATCTCAAGCCTGCAAACGGGTAATAATTACAGCATTGCCAGACAACACAGGAATAATTGCTATTGGAGATGTAAATGTGGTAGCGGCTTCAGATGCAACAGCTAGGGGAGTATTGTTATTTGCCACTCAGTCACAACAATTTTTTATTACTAACACCAATCTTTTATACATTGACGCGTCGGTCAGTGGAGAGGGAGTAACATACTATTATGAAAACTAAAACTTTGAAATATTTAATAGCCATAGGATTTTCTTTTCTGGTAATATCAGGGACTGTATATGCCCAAAATTCCAGTTTATGGCGTATTTCAGGAACGCTTTTACAACCTATCTTAAACGCTTGGGATATTTATGCTCCTGACGAGCTTCGTTTTGATGGTGAAATACAACCCGATGGAGATACATGCTCTAATGGACAAATTCTAAAAAAAACCGGCGCTGACAATTGGGATTGCGCGACTGACAGCACAGGTGGTGGAATTGACGGTTCAGGAACCTTAAATGAAATTACTTATTGGGTAGATTCAGATACTTTGGGAACTCTTGCAGTCGCTACCTATCCCTCACTCACCGAACTTTCTTATGTCAAAGGTGTAACTTCGGCTATTCAGACCCAATTCACTGCGAAAGCAAATGACAATGAAGTAGTTAAGTTGGCAGGTACTCAGACTATTTCAGGGTCAAAAAATTTTAGCGGAGGAGGTATAAGAGTTATTAGTGGTAGTGGTGGTGTAACTATACCCGAAAATCAAGACCTTTCAGATACAAGTTTACATGTTCATGATAGGGTGATAAATACAACTAGAGCTGACTATCAGTTAATAGGTTCAACTAATATGCAATTTATGGCAGTTATTAATCCTGGAAGTAGCACTTTATCAGCAAGTCGTTCTTATGCTCCGTGGTTGTGGGTAGATTCAACTATAACTGAAGCATCTTCTGGTGCTCACCCATTAGTAACACAAATTGCCATAAAACCTCTTACTCTTAGTAACGGCACCGCCACCACTACTAACGCCGCCACACTTTACATCGAAGGGGCTACGACGGGCACAGCTGCGATAGATAATAATTACGCTTTATGGGTAGATGACGGATCTGTTCAAATTGACGATACTCTTACTGTTGGAACATCAATTACAGGGACTTTGATTGGAAATGCTTCAACTGCCACCGCTTTAGCTGGAGACCCAGCCGATTGTGGAGCTGGAACTTTTGCAGATGCCATCAATGCCAGTGGGACACTGACTTGCAATGCCGTCGTTTCGGCTGATATTACCGATGGAACAATTACTTTAGCAGATACGGCTATCACCGCAGGCAGAAGTTTGACTATCGCCACTGATGATATTCTGGCTGACGCTGAACTTTACACTGATACAAAATGTATTTGGTTTGAAAATCCTGTTGCTGCTGATGATTTTAAGAGTATATGGAGAAATAGCACAGCTAATGCCTTTACATTTACAGAATTATGGGCTGAATCAGACCAAACTGTAACCTTTATGCTTCAAGTTGATGATGGAACTCCAGCCGACATTGATAGTGTTGATTTAGCTCCAGCCGCAGGAGAAGCAGAAGACACTTCTCTTGATGGAGATACTCAACTCGCAGCTTCAGAAGAATTAGATTTAGCAATAACATCAGTTGCCAATACTCCAACTTGGGTGAGTATTTGCTTTACTGGAACTTGGGATGATTAAAACATATGAATGACTTAAATATAAAAAAAGCAATAGCGGGAGGAGCGGTAATTTGGACAATAATCGTGGGAGGAATTACATATACTGTTTTTCCGCCAGCAGTTGATTGCAAAGACACTAATTGCATTGTCCAAGTCAAAGTGGAACAGCAAACAGAATATGGCAAATATAACGACGCTATTTATTACACTCCTGATGAATGGGAAAATAAAAGCACAGATGAAATAAAAGCGGAAGAGCAAGCGAGAGTGGATAATTGGATTAACATTATTCAAAATCCCGCTCCAGTAATAGAACCAACTTTAGAAGAGTTACAGAATGCAAAAGTGGAAATGCAAAATTCTTGCATTCAGCAAATTGAACAAGTAAATGAGCAGATAAAAGAAGCAAAAACTAAATGAAAAAATATCTATTTCTCACAATTTTCCTAGTTTCTTTTTTCTTTACCCCCAAGGCCTTTGCTAATACTTGCGTGGCGGCAACCGGGGCGGCAGGAAACTGGACGAGCGCGGCAGCTTGGACTTCTTGCGGGGGCGTAGCTCCAACGGCGGCTGATGACGCTCAAATTACATCCGCTACCACCAGCATCACCATTGACGCTGGAGCCGTGGCTCGGTCGGCTGACTTTGCCACTTTCACAGGCACGATAACCCAAGGCTCAACGGGAACTTTAACGCTTGGAGATGCCACAGCGGGACTTTCAAACATTGCTTTAAACATTCCAGCAGGGGCGACTTACGCTCCGAACTCCGCTTCTACCATTACCTTTATTTCCACTTCCGCCACCCAACAGACAGTGTTAATTAGCAACACCTACACGGCAGGTAAACTGACTTTCAACTCCGCTTCTAATGGCGACTACGCTATGACTGCGGCTATAACGACCGCTACCGCTTCAACTGTATTATTGACCGATGGCGCTCTGCACACGGACGGAGCGACGGATAATGGTGGCTTTGCTCATTCGTGGGGGTTATTTAATTATGGAAACGCCGCCACAAGAACAATAAATTTTGGAAATTCCAGCATTACTCTGAAAGCTGCGGGGATGGCAATCACAGCTAGCGGAACAACAAATATTACTATCACTGCCAATACGGCTACGATGACTTTTACTGGAGCGAGTGTTACCACTGGGTTTGGGGGAAAAGATTGGAATGGATTGAGTGTGGTTTATACTGGAGGGGGAACAATGCAAACTTCTGCCACTGGCGGAACTTTCAAAAACTATACAGTCAATGGAACGGCGGTTAAAACGGATATTTTTATGTTGGCTTCTACTAGTGGCGTAGTTATTACAGGAGCGCTGTCCTTTAACGGAAATAGCGTTACCAATAGATTGTTTGTGAGAACAGATGGCTATGGCACTCCTAAAACCATTACTCTTTCGGGGGCTTCTGCTTCTCTAACGGGTTCAAATGTTAATTTTAGGGATATTGCCATATCTTCAACGGGGGGCGCTCCCGCCACTCCAATTGATTTATCCGCTATTTCAGGAGGTTCAGGCGACCGTTTGGGAAATTCTGGCATTACCTTCACCACGCCAGTAGATCAACACTGGATTAAGGCGGGAGGAGCGGGAGGGCTATGGTCTGGCGGAGCGACAAATTGGACAACCCGAACGCCTCTGCCACAGGACGATGTATTCTTTGATTTCGCTTTCGGAACATCGCAAACTGTTACAGCTGATATGGTAACTGGAATAGGAAATAACATTGATTGGAGCGGGGCAACCTGGACCACAGCTTTGACTTGGACAGCGACTTCCCAGCCCATAGTTACTGGTTCTGTAACTTTGAAAGCGGATATGACTTGGAATACGGGAAACCTGGGCTTTTCTTTTCAAAACAGAAGTCCCGCTACCCTCACCAGCGCTGGGGTGTCTCTGGGTTCAGGGACTATGTTTATTCACTCAGTTGGCTCAACATTAACCCTCAACGACGCTCTGTCCATAACAGGAGCTTCAACACTTCTTGATGTCCAAATGGGGACATTTAACGCCAATGGTTTTAGTGTAACAGCCCCAATAGTAAGTTCTACTGTTTTAACCGCATTTACTCGCGCTATCACAATGGGGACAGGCGCTTGGACTTTGACTGGCACAGGCGCGGTCTGGTCGTCCAATGCCACCAATTTTACCTTGAACTCTACGGGTTCAACAATTTCAATGACGGATGTAAGCGCTTCTGCCAAGACCTTCGCGGGCGGCGGGCTAACATACAATAATTTAAGCATTACATCGGATGGTTCGGCGGGAACGACAACTTTCACGGGAGCCAATACTTGGACTGGCAGTTGGACTATCGGAGCGGGCGGAATAAAGAGTATCGTGCTTCCTGGTTCAGCCACCACAGTTATTACGGCAAGCGCGGGGCTAGGCAACGGCGCGAATGTCATCACTTTTACGGCTTCGGCGGGCTCGGCGACTGTTTCCAGCGCGACGGGAAATTTTTGCTGGGATTATGTCAATCTGACGAACATACCCTCTGCGGGAGGCGCAACATTTTCCGCTGGCGCAAACTCCACTGACGGCGGTGGAAATACGGGGTGGAGCTTTACGGCGTGTCCGGGCGGGGCGGCAAGGAGGATTATTATAGTGGAATAATATAAAAAACAGATGACAGAACCACTTGTTATAAATCAATTTGAGGGAGCGATAGCCGATTCACCGCATAACGGTTTCGCTTTGATGAAGCGGGTGGATTTAGATGAATTCCCGGGAGCAGTCAAAGCTAAAAATGGATTAAGTTCTTTATTCCCGACGGCTTATTCAGGAAACTTTACAGCAGATGAGGGAACCGATGTTTGCGCCGATGCAAGTTTCACGGGAAACGCAAACACTACGGGAACGGCAGTGGTTCTAACCACTACAGGCACACTTCCAGCAGGACTTTCACTGGCTACAACTTATTTTATCATAAGGGTTACCCAAGCATCGGGAACATTCAAATTAGCCACCACAATCGCCAACGCAGACGCGGGGACAGCCATAGACATTACAGACGCGGGTTCGGGAACTCATACTTTGACTACTAGAAATCCCGGCACCATAAATCACATCATAAAAGAACCTAATCTCGGCACTCGTTTCTTTCACGATTCTAACGCCAGAGTTTGGTATCTCGAAGACGGAACATCTGTGTGTCGCTTGCTTAACGGCAATACTTTAACTAATGGCAATGGAAATGGCATCGTAACCTTTCTTAATTCAGATGCCAGTAAAACCTACCTGTTTGTATTTAGAAACGCGCTCATTGATGTCATTGAAGTAACCGCAGTATCAAATCTTGAAACTCCGTCTTGGACGAGCGGCTGGCAGACCATGAATACGGCCGCCACAACTAACAACAGGCACCACGCTATCGTGGGGCAAGATAACATCATCTATTATACCGATGGAAAATACATTGGAAGCATTAAAGAGCTTACAATTTTTGTCCCAGCAACGGGAGCAACTTATACATGGACTAGTCAAGCCCTAGATACTATCCAGAATGAAGTCTTGGAACACCTTGAAGAACTTGGGGTAAATCTACTTGCCGCTGGCGGGATATTTAATAAAATCTACCCTTGGAATCGGCTTGACGATTCTTTTAACTTGCCTCTCCAAGTGCCAGAAAAAGGGGTAAAAAGATTAAAAAATATCGGAAATCTTATTTATATTTTAGCCGGTGGTAGAGGAAACATTTATGTTACTCAAGGAAGCTATGTAAAACACTTTAAGAAAATCCCAGACCAAGTGGCGAATAATAGCGGCACTCTGCAGGAAGACCCCGTAACTTGGGGGGGCATAGACGCAGTCAATGGAAACCTTATCTTTGGCGCAAGCGTCTTAACATCGGAAAACAGCGGAGCGTATATGCTCTATCCCGACGGGCGGCTAGTCATAGACCAAATCCCACTAACGGCAGGCAATGCCACCGCCTTTGAAGTCAGCAGTAATTTCTACTACATCGGATATGCAAGCGGGGCGGATGAACACACCACAAGTCGCTACGCGAACTTTGAAGCGGTAGCGCAGTCTGGTTGGTATAGAGTAGCCACCAAAACAGAAAAAGCCACATATTCAAAACTGGAAGTAGTTACGGCAAAACCAGCGACAAGCGGGTCGATTCGCGTGAGTTACAGAACCGATACATCAAGCGCATTCACCACGATTGACACATTCACAGCCGACAGCTCTACCACAGTATTCCAAAACGACGGCATCGGCTTGATTGATATTGAAAACATACATATACAAATAGAATTTCACGGCACATTTGAGATATTAGAAATAAGATTACTTTAATATGGATGAACTTTTAGCGCAAATTAAAGCATTGGAGAAACGGTTAAAATGGCTTGAAACGAACCATGTTGACCCTTTGCACGACCACAGTTTCGACTCTCCGCAAATTAGAATGTTGGACGCGAGCGGAGGCAGAGTTGGCGGTTTTGATATTGGCATAAATTATATTCGGGATGTTGCCAATACCTTTGGAATGTCTGCCGATGTAACCGATGACGATGATGTCCGCTTTTGGGCGGGCGCCACTTTTGCTAACCGAGCAACGGCAGACTTCAGGGTAACTAAAGCAGGAGCGGTTGTAGCAGCGAGCTTTACTCATAGTGGCGGAACAGTTGGCGCTTTGGTTGCCGTCGCTCTTGAATCATTGAATGTAGCCGCTCGTGGCTGGACGCAGACATCCGTATTTTCTGTAACCGATGCCGATACAGTCGCTTGGGGTGCAGGAACTTTCACTTCGGCAGACGGCACTGCATATCTCATAGACGGAGGCAATACAGGAAATATGGCGGCTCCCACTTATATTTATTTAAACACTGCAGTTTCTACCACTGCTTACCAAACAACTACGACTGCCGCAATCGCAGTCGGAGCGGGGAAAGTGCTGATTGCTAAAGCGGAAAACGGCACAGGCGAAGCAACCTTTCAAGTTTTCGGAGGAATAGGTGGACAAAACATAGATGCCGCTTCCATTGTCGCCAACTCCATCACCGCCAACGAACTCTCAACCTCAATCACTTACGCTGGCTCAATCGTCATAGACACCGCAGGACTTATTCGTTCAGGACAGACGGCTTTTAGAACTGGCACAGGCTGGTATATAGGCAATGATGGAGGCACACCGAAACTTTCAATCGGAGTAGAAGGTGGTTCTGAAGCATATTGGGATGGAGTTCAATATGTGGCTTCTAATTTACTTATTACTCAAAAATTCACTTGCGGACACGCTGTAACTGCGGGCAATGCTGTATATGTGTCTGATGGAATAACTGGTATTGTGTCTCTTGCTCAAAATGCCACGAATAATAGTTTTGTCAGTATGGGCAGAAATGGCACAAAACAACAAGCTCAAAGTTTTGTTTTATCCGATACTCGTTATATTGGCAAGGTGTCTATCATTATGGGAATTCAATCTGGCACTCCCACCGATAATGTTGTGGTGGCTTTACAGGCGGATAATGGAGGAGAACCCGATGGAACGGACATTGTTGTTTCCGCAGAAGTAGATGTTCAGACAAACGATACTTATGATTTTGTTTTTTCATCTCCTGAAGAATTAACCAGTGGAACTTATTGGGCTGTTTGCAGAAGAACAGGAAGCACAGATGATGGACATTATTATTCAATTCGTACAGACAATACAGGAGCTGGATATGCTAGTGGAACAACACTTTTCTTAAATAGCGCTAGCGCTTGGGAAACACAGGGAACTGTTGATTTAGTTTTTACTGTTTATGAGATATTACCAAGTGGATATATTGGGAAAGCCGAAGCGGATATATCAGGCAGATACCAAAATTTTATAGGATTTGCCACAGAAACTAAAGCGATAGATACAGTGGCTCAGGTTTCCATTGCGGGTATAATTACAGGATTAAGCAGTCTGACACCATCTCAATATTATCTTTCAGACACAGCGGGAGCGATAGCCACTTCCGCAGGTTCAAATACCAGAAAAGTCGGCATAGCGATTTCAGCCACAGCTTTATATATAACGAATTTGTGGTAGAATTATACAATGAAACAAAAAAAATGTAAAGAATGTAAAAAAGAATTTAACCTAAATAATATTAGACACCCTAATCAGATGTTTTGCAGTAAAAGATGTAATTTAACTAATTGGTATAAAAATAACAAAGATTATAACGAAGGCTATAAAAAAGAGTGGAGAAATAACAATATAGAACATGTTCGTGCGAAAGGGCGTACCACTATGAAGAAATACCGAAAAGATTGCCGATTAACTGTCTTAAAATATTATAGTCAAGGTGAAATGGAATGTGCTTGTTGTAAAGAAAATCATTATGAATTTCTATGCATAGACCATATAAACGGCGGGGGTAGAAAAGAAAGACAAATTCCTGGAAGAAAAGGAGCTGACTTTTTTAGATGGTTAATAAATCAAGGATTTCCTGAGGGATATAGAGTTCTATGTCATAACTGTAATATGGCAATGGGTTTTTATAAAAAGTGTCCGCATAACAATTTAAAATAATTTAATGGTAAAAGAAAAATATCTACAACTAAATAATAAAGACACAGATGCTATAATCAAGAATATGAATGAAGCGGAAATAAGCAAGTTATTAAAATTTCTGGTGGAGGAAATTGAAGCGTTAGAAATTAAAGTAAAAAATTTAGAAAAATAATAATAGTAGTATAATAAAT